CTTGACAGATGAAGAAACGACGATTGTAGTTGAAAGCATGTTACCTAAATTTGCAGATGTTGTGAAAGCACATGGCATTAAGGTATCTCCAATTAGCTACAGGGAGGCATTCTTTGGCGCCCCTGATTTGGGTATAGATCGAGTTGATTTTACCACTTCTATGGGAGCCAACCTTAGAGTAGAAGGCATCAAAAACAAAACTGACGTTTTTGTTGAAGATGAGAACGGAGAGTATGATATCCGCGAAGAATTCATACGAGAAGCTGAGAAGTTTGAGACGATTTACCGAAGTGGACAGATTGTTGTTCCATATAGTGAATTGGTTCCCAAAGATGAGCTTCGGCCAGCATCGAAGATTAGACAGTGTAAAGTTAGACTGTTTTCTGTGATGTGTGGTGCTTTCAACATTTTCGCTAGGCGGTATTTGATGCCGCTGTTGCAGATTTTGTTGAAATTCGCTGAAGTGAGTGAATGCTATGGAGGGATGAACGCAGGTTCTTCTCAGTGGCATCAGCTTGCTATGCGTCTCCGAAAACTGAAGAGATTCTTTTTCGACATGGACTTTTCAACATTTGATTGGTCTCATTGCGCTAAAGTTTTTCGAGGTGCTGCATTGTTTTTCTATAAACTGGCTTTGATAGCTGGCTATAGTGAAGCAGATGCAATCATCGTCAGGATGATTTTCTTGGCCTTTCAGTGGCAGATGTCCACTTATAAGGGAGATTTGTTCCTGAAGTTGAAGGGGATGCCTAGTGGAGTTATTTTCACTTTGGCGATGAACTCTTTCGTCAATTCGTTTCTGTTGAGGGTTGCCTTTCTTCGGTTGATAGGCAATTTAGCAGAGTTCGAGGCGAAAGTGTCGACTGCTAACGTTGGAGATGACAATGTTACCAGTGCAGATGAGGATCTGAAAACAAGGTTCAACATGATAACCATTGCGGCTGTGTACCGCAGGTTGGGTTATGTTGCCACTCCTGCCAAGAAGGGCAATGAGATGTTGACAGATATTCCTTTTGAGGATTTGACGTTTTTGAAGCGTTCCTTCTTCATGTC